ATACGTTAGATCTAAAGAAAGAATCTCTGAATGATAAAGTAGAGATGCAAGAAAAGTTTATGGAGGAAATAGAAAGTCGTGGTAAAGAAAGTATTGAACAAAAGAAGAAGAAACAAGATAGTTTGAGTGATGAAATTTGTATTCTTACAATGAAGAATGAGGGGTTGGAAGATGACGTATATGGTCTTACTGAAAAGCAAAAAGAGTTAATTGGTTCATCAGATAAGTTAGTAGAACTTAACAATTATAGAGGTAAAATATCACAAAAGGTAGCAACCATAACCAAGGAACATAAGTTCTTTAGTGAAAATGTAACATGCCCTACATGTACACAATCTATAGATGAGTCCTTCAGAATAAATAAAATCGACGACGCTCAAACTAGGGCAAAAGAGTTGCAATCTGGTTTTGATAAACTGGAAAAAGCGATTAAAACGGAACAAGAGCGAGAGCGTCATTTTACCACCCTATCAAAGGAGATCACTAAACTCACGCATGGCATTTCTAAAAACAATACTTCTGTCTCTGGATGTCAGAGGCAAGTCAGAGAACTGGAATCTGAAATTCAAACACTTACCAGTCAACTTGAAAACAGAAATACTGAGCATGACAAGTTAGAAACATTTAAGCAAAATCTCCAGGAGACTTATGACGCATTAGCTAGTCGTAAAGACACAATCAAATATTATAACTTCATATTCGGTCTATTGAAAGACGGAGGAGTTAAGACTAAAATTATCAAGAAGTACTTACCGTTGATAAATCAACAAGTAAACCGTTATCTACAGATGATGGATTTTTACATAAACTTTACTCTTGATGAGGAGTTTAATGAAACCGTTCAATCCCCAATACATGAGGATTTTTCTTATGCATCGTTTAGTGAAGGTGAAAAACAAAGAATCGATTTAGCACTTCTCTTTACATGGAGGGAAGTTGCTAAATTTAAAAATTCAGTCTCAACCAACTTAATGATATTAGATGAAGTGTTTGATAGTTCATTAGATGGTCAGGGTACAGAAGAATTTTTAAAGATCATCCGATATGTAATTGAGGATGCTAACATCTTCGTCATATCCCATAAGACAGGGATGGAAGATAAATTTGAAAATCACATTCGATTTGAAAAAGTTAAAGGATTTAGTAGGATGGTATCATCATGATGAACAACGTTAGTGTTGGAATTGTTGGTAATGGTTTCGTAGGAAATGCAGTTTACCAAAATTTACGAGATAAAGTAAAAACAAAGATTTATGATGTGGATAAGAATAGATGTCTTAATCCACTAGAAGAAGTTATACAACAAAATTTTATTTTTGTCTGTCTTCCAACCCCAATGAGAATGGATGGAAGTTGTGACCTTTCTATTCTGGATAAATTTTTTGAAGATCTACCAGATCATTTAACAGGAACCTTTGTTATTAAATCTACTGTTCCTGTAGGTACAACAAAGAAGTACACTGAAAGACATAATGTAATTCATAATCCAGAATTTCTCACTGCACGAAATGCTGTAGAGGATTATGCCAAAGCAGAAAGAAATGTTGTCGGGGGTAGTCAGGAATTGTGTGTTGATTTTATTTGTTTTTTTGAGCAGTGTTTTCCTGAAATCCAAAGTATCATTACCTCCTCGGATGAGAGTGAAGCAATCAAATATTTCTCTAACGTATTCCTTGCCTATAAGGTAGCATACTTTAATAAGATATATGATTTCTGCCAAGCAGCAGGAATTGATTATGATAAAGTAAGAGAAGGAGTTACTGGAGATAGTAGAATAGGTAAGTCACATACTCAAGTTCCTGGTATAGATAATGATAGAGGATTTGGTGGAACGTGTTTTCCTAAAGACCTTAACTCACTAATCACACAGTTTGAAGAACGTGGTGTTAACTGCGATATGCTGAAAGAAGTGTGGTTATATAATGAAGAAATTAGAACAGTTATTGATTGGCCAGTGACATGAAAGTATTAGTAACAGGACACCGTGGTTTTATTGGTCGGTATGTATTTGCTGATTGGAGAGATCAACTAGGATATAAAGTACATGGTATAGATCATCCAGATTGTATCTCTGATTTTAAAGGTGGAGATTATGATTTGGTTGTTCATCTAGCAGCATGGGCAGATATTCGTGAAAGTTTAGAGAAACCTGCAGAGTACTATGAGAACAATGTAGTAAAGGCAAAACCCATCTTTGATTGGTGTGGAGAGACTGGTACAAGATTACTATATGCATCATCAAGTGCTGTAGATGGTAACTATTGGGAGAACCCTTATGCTATGAGTAAGTGGGTGAATGAACAGATGGCACCACCAAATTCAGTTGGTATGAGGTTTACAACAGTCTATGGGCCAGAAAGTAGGGACAATATGATGTATGGTATGTTAAAGGAAGGAACTGCACCGTATGTAACTAATCATAAAAGAGATTGGATTCATGTTAGAGATGTATGCACTGCTATTAGATCTCTTGCTCCTAGTTCTGTTTGTGGGCCTGTTCCTATTGGATATGGGGAATCAATTCCTGTACGTAAATTAGCAGAAGCATTTGGTCAAGGAGATCTTCCAGTTAAGGATTATACACCAGGAGAGGTAGAAGATAATGTTGCTGATATTTCTATTATGTTAAGTACTGGATGGACTCCTATGATAAACATTTTAGATACAGTAAACGATGCCGACGTATAGACAGACTGTAGTAACATATCCTAATCCAACCAAGAGGTTTCTCTTTGTTCATATACCTAGAACTGCTGGTAGATTTTTAGAAGAAAACTTTAAAGAGAATGGATTTGAAGCAGAGCAGATACTATGGAAGAGTGTTGATGGAATAGAGGTTGCTCATTTTCATAATGAACTCTATCTAAAACATTTTGATGACCTAGGTAGTATTCCACATTTTACTATTGTAAGAAATCCTGTTGATAGGTTTATGTCTTGCTCTATATTTCTAACCAGAATGTATGGTGATGATATACAAGAAGCAATGGAAGATCCTATGATGTTTGGGTCTATGCTACAAAACTTTCCTCTTACTCAAGCAGTCAACTGGTTCAGACCACAGATAGATTTTCTTACAGATGATACTAATATATGGAAGTTTGAGGATGGTTTTGGTAGTGACTTTGATGAGTGGATGAGTGAGATACTAGGTGTAGAGTATACCACCAAGGATGTTCAGTATGAGAAACTGGCATATGGTGAGACCAAAAAGTTGGAGAAAACTGCTAAACTGGTAAATAATATTATGTCCCTTTATCGGAAGGATTATGAGTACCTCTATCCCGAACTGGCAACACCACTCGAAGAAGGAACCTAAACGTACCTTAAAACCACAGGCATTGCGTCAGGCAAAGCAAAGATTACAAAATGTTAAGAAGCGTTATATGACCCACCAGAAGCGTGGGTCTTCCAGTATCATAGGTATATACAACGAAATAAAAGATGGCAGTACAGCAAGAAATCAAATCACAATTAGCAAAGTTACTTGCTACTGAAGATCTAGTAGTAGAGCACAGACAGATTTCAACAGCACAGTTTGATGTCCACAGTCGTGTCCTAACCTTACCAATGTGGGAGAAAGCAAGTGGTAATGTATATGATATGCTTGTAGGACATGAGGTTGGTCATGCACTTTATACACCTGACGAGTGGGGTTGGAGAGATAGAATCCCTCAACAGTTTGTAAATGTAGTTGAGGATGCAAGAATTGAAAAATTAATGAAGCGTAAGTATCTTGGAATCGCCAAGACATTTTTTAGAGGTTATACTGAATTACATGAAAAGAATTTCTTTGAAGTAAATGGTGAAGATTATAATAGTTTTAATCTTGCTGATAGGACTAATCTATATTACAAGATTGGTAACTTCCTTGATATATCTTTTACAGATACTGAAAAGGAGATTGTCGATCTGATTGGAAAGTGTGAAACTTTTGATGATGTATTAAAAGCATCAGAGGTTCTTTATCAATACTGTAAGACTGAACAAGAAGAAAAAATTAGTTTAGAAAATACATCAAAGGAAGGAACAGATGACATAGAATTAAATTCAGAAGGTAGAACAGATGAGGGTAAAGAAGAAGAGTCTGAAATAGAATCACCACAAACTCCTCAAATGGAAAAGAGTGGAAGTGATATGGGTGAAGTTCAAGAAAATCAAGAAATCCCTGAAGACATAGAAGTTAAAACTGCTGATGCTTTTGAAGAAAGACTTCAATCTTTGATAAATGATGAAGGAGCAGATAATATCTATGTTGAACTTCCAAAACTTAATCTAGATACTGTAATTGCCAAGAACTCTGAAGTTCATGATGTAATTGATGAATATTATGTTCAGTCACTTGTTGACCATACTTCTCGTGCAGACAGATATAAAGATTATGGATATAATGAGGTTCCAGAAAACCCTTATGAAGAAGTTGACAAGTCCTTTACTCAATTTAAAAGAGATGCACAAAAGGAAGTTAATTATCTAGTCAAAGAGTTTGAATGTAAGAAAGCTGCTAGTGCATATTCTCGTGCTACTATTGCTAGAACTGGTGTTCTTGATACAACAAAACTTCATACTTACCGATATAACGAAGATATCTTTAAAAAGATAACTGCTCTTCCTGATGGTAAAAATCACGGTCTAGTATTTGTATTAGATTGGTCTGGTTCTATGCAATATGTTCTACAGGATACTCTTAAGCAACTTTATAATCTAATATGGTTTTGTAGAAAAGTTAATATTCCTTTTGAGGTATATGCTTTTACTAATGAGTGGACTCGTAGATCAAATCATTATATAAACGAAAACTTAACAAAACATTATGAGGAAGCAGAAAATTTATTAGTGGTTGATGAAACCTTTAATATGATGAATATTCTTACTAGTAAAACAAATGCTAAAACATTAGAAAAGCAGATGTTAAATATCTGGAGAATCGCTGAATGTTTTGCTAAAAGAACATTCTATCGTTATCCTGAAAGATTATGTCTATCAGGTACTCCATTAAATGAATCATTAATTGCTCTTCATCAAATTCTTCCACTATTCCAAAAAGAGAATAGAGTAGAAAAAACTCAATGTATTGTATTAACTGATGGTGAGGGTTCTCAAGTTCCTTATCATAAAATGATTGAAGATTGTTACTTTAGTCCAGATGGAAGATCACGTTGGTTAGGTTCTCGCAACATTAGACCTAATAGTACATTCCTACGTGATCGTAAGGTTGGTAAGACATATGGATTCCAATATGATTATCATGAATTTACAGATGTTCTTTTAACTAATCTTAAGGATAGATTTCCTACTACTAATTTCATTGGTATTCGAGTTCTACCTAATAGAGATGCAGGTCGTTTTATAAGACTTTATCATCCATGTGGAAATGATAAGTTGAGTGAAGATTGGAGAAAGACCAAAAGTTTTACTATTAAAAATTCTGGGTATGATGCATACTTTGCAATGTCTGCTCAAAGTCTTGCTGATGATGCAGAGTTTGAAGTTAAAGAAGATGCAACAAAAGCAGAGATAAAAAGGGCATTTGCCAAGTCACTCAAGGTAAAAAAACTAAATAAAAAAGTACTAGGAGAATTTGTTTCTTTAGTAGCATGAAAAGTAAGTTAATTACTATAGGGTTTTTATTAACTTTGGCATGGGGAGTTCTAATTGGATTACCAAGATTTGCTTATGCTGATCATTTACCAGTGATGTACGTTCAAGTACCACAATGGGCAGATGATTGGGCAGTGT